CGACATAGCGATAAGATAGATCGTCTGCATACGGATAACCAAGTTTTGAAACTTCACCGGCAACTGGTGACAATACAGAAGCACCAGCAGGGGCTTTAAAATCAATCCCGTTGTGCATTCTACTCCCTCGTTTTGCGCCAAACGCCCCAGACCCATATGAATCAATGCCGCGAGGTTCAAGAACAACAGTTTTACACTTTCTATCATTGGCACGTCTGGGAGGAATAATAACCTTAATCATTTATCAGCTTTTTTACTTAGGTTGTGGCCTATCTCATCCAGTTTTAAAAAGAGCCTAGTAATAGTTTTATCAAACTCTGTGCGGTTTATGTAATTGCCCGCTACTAAAACTTCGATGTGATTCACCCGCGTCACGATCTCTGTATCAGTTCTTTGTAAATCCTTGATGGCTTGCCAAATACAATTGAGAAGGAAGCCAATAACTGCTCCAAAAGCCCCAAGCAACCAGTTTATAATTTCCTGTTCCACTGTTATTCCTTAGTTCTTAGCTAATTATTTCTTATAGTTTAACAAAGCCCACTAGAAAAAACTTGCCCGAAATGGAATCCATACCGCGCGAAATCCATCAAGATTAGTCAAAGTAAGAAGTAATTTATTCCCGTTGCTAAACTCAAAATTGACATCATTTCCAGCCAAAATATAATTTTCAACAGCGCTCAATCCTGTCATATCATCGCGGGTAGCTGAACACATAACATTTTCAAACTCGATACCTGTTAGCTTGGCTCTGCGTTCTGCTTGTTTGATGATTTCTGATTCTGGTATTGCTTCTGTAGCAGGTGGTGAGAATGTGCCGTCACCATTGTCAATCCATCCGATACCAACACCGGGTTGGACATCAACCCAGCCTTCAGGTAATTCTTTAAATACCGCCGCATTAACCACAACGCCATCTTTAACTTGCAACCCAATCATTAGAAATACTCCCGAATAAACACAATCCCGTTACCACCAGTACCACCTGTGCCACCTTCTCGGCCTGATCCACCACCACCGTTAAGGCCATTCTCCTTGGTGGTTGTATGGGTCTGTCCAGCACCACCGCCACCAAACAGCGAACCGCCGCCAGCGCCTACCATCTGCTCACCAGACCCAGACCCTTCTGCGCCACCACCGCCACCATTGCCTTTAAGGTTTAAATCCCCACCAGAACCAATGCCCCCCGCTCCACCTTCCTCGACTTGAGCATTGCCAGCACCACCACCGACACCGCCTGTGGCAGAAAGGAAAGCCCCAAAAGAAGTGGTGCCACCAGTGCCACCGACCCCGCTCGAACCACCAGCACCACCAGCGCCAATAGTCACGGTTTCAGAAGCAGACAGCGCCGAAGCTAGAAGAATTTCGATAGCAGCGCCACCACCGCCGCCGCCACCAGCTACAGCGCTAATAGCAGCTCCACCGCCGCCACCGCCGCCACCAACAACCGTAACCTCAACAGCCAACAACCCTGCGGGCTTACTATATGACCCAGATGTGGTGAAAACGGCAAGGTCTGGGGCCGCAGCAACAACCGCAGCAGTGGTTAACTCAAACCAATCGTTGGCAAGGTCAAAAACGCAGTTACTGCGGCCTGTAATATCTCCGGCACCAGGGTTGGCGCCACCAGACAGCTTGATATTTTTGACACCAAGCCCAGCAACATTGACTGTCACTGCGCCGCCTGTGCAAGGATTGGCTGCTAAAAAATTAATTTCAAGCCCGTCAGTATAAGCAGTGGGCGATTGCTTTAGGCCAATAGTGGTTAATACATAAGCATCAGCAGCACCGCTATCTGTGTAAAAGGTGCCGTTTGCCACATATCCAGCTATAGCTTTTCCAAGCTGATTCAAATCACCAGAGGACAAAGTAAGCCCCAAATTCTCAATGACATTTTGAAGCTCGCTTGGTACTTCATTCCATTCTGTAGCGGTTAATGTGCTGCCCGTTATCTTGTCATTTAAATCTTGCATTTCAATTCCTCAAACCTGTTGGAAAATAATATCACAATTTGCCGGTTTTAATTTAGTAAACAGGCATTCAAGAATAGCTATCTCACCAGACCCAAAAGTAATTGGATAAACTAGCGGAAATCTGTTTGCCGATTGATTTGTAAATCTAACAATTATCGTAAATCTAGCTTCTTTCAATGTAGAAAACATGATAACAGGGAACACCAGCGGGTACGCTATTTCTCGAATGCCTGAATTGATCGTTACCGTGATGCCAAACGTTAACGCAAGAGCCACAAAATCATCACTTGTCTGCACACCAAGAGCTGCAAGTTTCACTAGTATATCTCTACGTCTTTCGATGATTGTTCCTGTAGCTTTGAAGCAGCTATCAGGAATGCCCAAAGCAGACTCCCATTCTTCGATAAATTTAACTGTCTGATCGGGAATAATCTCGTCATTATAAGATTTTAAATAACCATTAGCGCGAAATAACTCCCCAGCCATGCCAGTTAATAGCTTGCGGAAATTGCTATCATGTATGGATTTAGAAGCAAACAATATTCCACCTGGCATATAGTCAGCGAGACTATCGGTGTACTGCTCTAAATCCCTGCGCTTAAATAGCATAAGTAATAGTTCCCAGTGTGCCAATTTCCCCTGACGCTATTGTAATATCTGTTGTTGGCGTTGATAGGGTAAAGGTAAGCACAACATCTCCCGTTATAGTATCAACTGTATTAAATATCGCTGATCGATAAGCATCCTTATCAATATTAACGCCAACTGTTGTGCTTTCATTAAAGAACTGCCGCAAATTTGCATCAATCGCAGATCGCATTGTGTTGGTGTTTGGTGTTAAAGCCGTGAAGGTGAAAGGGACCATAACAGCAGTTGGAGCATTAACAAATAAATCTAATGTGTCAGTATTAGCCGGAAGGATCGCTTCAATTTCTCCGCGAACCTTCGCAACTTCAGCGCCGGTTGGAATAGGATTAGTATCTCCATCCCTCATAAAATAAACCGTTACCTGTCCAACAGCGGGTGTTATAGCCTCAACAAAAACCCTAGTAACACCGGTAATTTCTTTAGCCGCCTCCGTAATGGCTTCAGTATTGAATTGGGAAACAGGGTTTTGAATCCGATTTAACATTCTTGTGCGCAAACTAGCATCAGTCTCTTGATCTAAGCCACCGGAAACCTGCCCAAAATCAACAACCATTATGTTATCAACACCAACAATGGGGCTTTGTAATGTAAGGCTTACGCCAGCATTAAGATTGAAATCATCACCAAAATTATCGGCTTGGACAGGCACGCTTACAAAAGTAACTGCGGCCAGAATAGTTCCTGTAGCTGGCGTTGCAGGAGAGCCTGCAACCTGATATTCAAATGTATCAAGCCCGCTCACTGTAATATTTGCGGTTATATTGTATTCTGCCTGATCCGCGCCAGATATGGTCACAGAAACATTGTTTGCTAAACCATGATCAGAGGCCGTTGTAACCGTAGCCGTTTGCCCGCTTCTAATAATCCCTGAAACGCTCAACGACTGCGCTGAAATAGTGGTTGCTGCGATAGTGGTATAATTTCCCAAGCTGCCAGCGAGAATCGTTGAAATGGGGATAACAGTTGTCGCTGTTCCCGTTGCCACAATATTTCCGCTTGCTTTAGTTGCCGCATTTTTCTGCTTGCCCCAAATCGCAGCCCATCGAGCCAACTCTGATCCAGTGGCGGTATCAGGGAAACTCTGCTTAATAGCCTCTTTTAATTGCAAATAGAAATCAAATACCCGGTTTGATGTTGAGGTGACAATAGCACCAAGCCAACTGTTTTTTAAAAAAGGATTTGATGTGGCAAGCTCACGCTGAACGTCTGCCTTTGATCTAGCATCTATTTCAATTGCTGTTTCTGGTAGCTGAATAGACATTATCTAATTCCTGTATTATTCCACAACTCAAAGAATCGCCGCTCTACTTTGTCACCGCTTCGCTCAATAGTCAGATTAAGAAGCACTTTGCCAGAATTAAGAACAGCAGATACATCAACTATGGCAACCGCTATCTTATCCTCTACCATCCATTCTAAAGACTTTAAAGCCTCATCTTCAATACGAGAAAGGATAGTCCGAGTCACTCTGGCTTGGCTATATTGCCACAGCTTTGATCCATTCTCGAAATCAACCCCTTCATTACCTATCCAGCCGCGTCTATATCTAGCATCTGAAACTTCAAAACTTGAGGCTCTACGCTCACCAAATAAACTATAAAGAATGGCGGTATCAAAGAAATCATCAGTATCAATATCACCATTAGCAGAAATGCCAATATCAAAGAGGCCGGTGGTAACGTTAACTGTTAAAACTGCGTCTGTATTGCCCGCCATCATAACACCCCGTTTATATTAACTTGTGAGTCACCATCAGAATCATTAGCTTGTGAATGCTGGTGCGTATCATCAATGACCTTTCCGTTAGCCTTTACAATGCCAGTGAATTCCGTTTCCGGTGCAACAATGTTAATTTTTAAGTCAGACTGTATCAACATCTCACCACTGGCTTGAAGTTTAATAATTAAGTTTGGTAGCAATGGGTGATAAAAAGCAACCTCGCCTTCTTCAAGCGTTGGCCTATGTTGTGGAGCAAACCCAATAGTGGCCCTGTTTTCAGGATTGCCACCAACCGCAAACATCAGGCCCAAAGAATCAGCGGGAACATTACCATGCATCCCATACGGAAAAACCATTAGTGAATCTGCAACTTTGCCCATATATTCAACTTGCTGAACAGGAAATTGCTCTGCATCAGTGCCAGCTTTGGTAATTCTTGCCCATCTGATCAACTTTCTTAACATTACAAATTCTCTAATGTCTTGGCCAAACTTATCGGCCTAATAAATTTTGTCGCAACTTGGCTTGTTTCTGGCTTTTCTTCATCTGGCAAAGATATTTTATAAGCTGATTCATCAACAAACCCTAATTTTGTCTTTTTTCCTTCTTCAGCATCAAATAAAAAAGCTATTGAATTGCACAGCATTGGTTCAGATTTACCCAAATAATCATCAACAATCTGATATAAATTATTCACTTCCCACAAATCGCCGGTATCGAATCCAACCTTGAAGCCTGGAACAGTGGCAGAGTAAACCAAACCCCGCGCCCGGCGTATATCAGCTTCCCATCTGGCCCGCTTCTCATCAAGTGTTGATGATGATGAGGTTTCAGACACCAATATCATCTGGCGACCTTCACGAATACTTGAATCAAGTGCCCCTCCCACCTGATTTACCAATGACGCGAGATCAATATCACCGGCAAAAATCAGAGGGAGAGGGCTTAACTGAGAAGTAAGTTTATAAACATTAAACCTGCCTGTTGTATCGAATCTGAAATTTGACTCAATCACGTTGTTGTCATCAGCGCCTATAATATGCTGGACTGCACCGAGAGCTTTCGTTGCGGTATTGGTATCGATTACCACATTACCATCAGCATCGGAAGTGAGTAGAACTTGGCGCTTTCTGGAATACTTCTCTATGAAAGAAAAAGCGTTATCCCCCGGCTCCGGGCTTGCCAAATCTTCAGCAGGATCAAAAGCGGCAGGATTAACCCGATCAATCACCTTTAAATTAGAACCAATATTCTTAATTACTGCATCAATGATTGATTTAAGCGTTAAATTATCAGCGCGAAGATCATCTATATTTGAAATAGTGCTATCTAGTAAGTCCGCGGTGTTATCTCTACCAGAAACCAAGATGCTATGGCTGTCACCGCTGTAGCTGACCTCTATTACTTCGATATGGCCGGTTAAGACAACGACACCATCAACTAGCACTCTGCATGAGTCACCGCCCTTAAACGGCATTTCTGAGCCTTCTGGAAGTGCTGCGTTAAAACTAAAGGTATTAGAAAGCGCGTCAAGCCTTATCTCACAAGATGCAGAGATAAAGTTGTCATATTCAATACCTTTAACTTCCAATCTCATGCGGTCAAAATCTCCACATCACCAGAAATAAACGAAACATCAGCTTCATTATTCAAAATGCCTAGCGTTTCACCCCTACTGGAATCGCCGTAATACTGAAAGCTCAATAGCCTAGTGCTAGTGGTTGGGGTGAATATGGTTATTACTTGGCTGGCTGTTAGTCGCTGTTTATCAAAGAAGCCCTGCACGACTGTTCTCAAATCTGTGAGAGCATCTTTTACATCTTGCCCAGCATCAGAATTCATAACAGACTGATATTGATCATCCAGATCATTTGCAACTGTATCAATTTCGTCCACTGTATCAAATTCAGTCTGTGCTGAATTTGTATACGCATATCCTAAAGCCTGAGAATTTATAGCGCTATTCAACACAGCATTATTATCAGCCCGTTCTATTTTTCCGGCTGTGTTTTGTGTGATTGAATTATCATCATCACCAAAACCAAACAGCTTTTCCATTGTTTTTGCTGTGCTTTCAGTTGATCCGGTCGCTCCATCAATAACATCAAACAAAGAACCAATTTCATCAGCTAGATTTTGAGGAGCAACAATCAATGAGTTTATATTTGCTGATAAATCACCAATAGCCTCATTGATCAAATCAATATCAGAAGCAGCATCGCCAATAAAAGAAGTTGAATCAGTAAACGCTGTCACCATATCAGTGATTTTATCAATACCAGCCTGAAAATTATCTTTGTACTTGTTTGAAATAATAAATCTGCCAACAATGTCAGCATTCACGGCAGAGATAACAGCCGCATTACCAGCAACTAATTGAGATAGAGAGGTATTGGTTTGCTGGGGAATTCCTCTGTTTAGGCTAACCTCAAATGATGCAGATATAACAGAACGGCCAAACTCGGTAAAATTCTCACTCAAAGAAAACGTGGTGCAAAACACATCATCTATACGGCCATAGATAGGATGCTCTAAAATACCCGTACCAATACTGCCAAGAGCGGATAGTAATGAATCTCTATAAGAGAAATAATCCTGTCCCTGAGTATCAGATACAATTATTTCAAGCTGATATGATCGAGGCAAAGCGCCCAAATCTTCAATAAAATTGGTATCTCGATTAGGGAAGCTGTGGACAGCGTGCTTCCTACCGCCAGAAAGAGAGGCAGAATCAATGCGAATTTTTACCCCTTTATAGCGACCATCAATAACCTTTGCTTCATCAGTCATTATGCAGCCACCATATTAACGCCCATATTAAGGTTAGAAGATTTACCCGTCATCGATGTACTGTTGACTTTTGAACCTGGCGCAGCAGAAACGCTAATTTCTCCATTCAGAGAAGCAGAGCCATTGTTGACCGGTGCAACTGGTGCAGGCTTACTGAATAGATCAATTGCGCCGACTATCAATGAACCAAGAGGCCCAACAGCAAACATTAACAATACATCTTTGATGTTTAAGATTCTTGCCTTTAATTTATCAAAATAGGCGATGATAAACCCAATTGATGCGACCACAGCAGTAGCAACAAGGGCAGGTACGGCACCTATCACGCCGATAGCAGCAACCAAACCGCCCATCAATAACAATATTGGGCCAAGAGCGATAGCAATACCGGCAAATAATAGAATAGCTTTTCTGCTTCCCGGCTCTAACGCAGAAAGCGATTCAGCCACTGAAGTTAATTTCAGATTTAACTCTGTGGCAATTGGAAGCAAATCTTTGCCAAAACTTTCTTTCAGCTTGATATTAGATTGCTCTGCGCGCCTTGCTACGCTGGCGTAATCATTCCAAGTTCTCGATACATCGCCAACTGATTTGGTGCTTTGCTTCACAGCAATTTCAAGAATGGCAATAGCTTTGGCTTGATTTAAATCAACTCCCTGTGATCGCTGGATGACTTTCAAGCGATCTTTAAATTGTTTGGTATCTTGCTTAATGACAATACCAAGAGATTTGGCGCTTTCAGTTTCACCCAAGATGGCTTTGGTTAACGCAAGCCCGGCAGCTTCTGCCCCGCCTTCAAAATTTTGGAAGGATGCAAGATCAGCGCCGAGCGAGTTTACTTGTTTGGATAGATCAAATGCAGAATCGCCAGCAAAACCAAAGCCCACCAGCAAATCACCGGTTGAACTCAACATTCGTTGTGCTGTGGAATCAGCCAGCCCAAAGGATGTAGCAAATTCCGCAGCGCCTTTACTTGCAGCGGGGCCAATTTCATCAAATACTTGGTTGAACTTGTTGGCGGTTTCCTCTGCATTTGAGGCCGCGTCTACCATTGATCCAGCCATAAGCGCAAGCGGAGCGCTCACGGCGGCAGTCATAACAGCACCAGCTTTGGCGGTCTTCTTGCCCAAGCTGGTCATGTTCATTTCAAGTTTTTTTATTTTATCATTCACCGAGGACAGCGAACGCTTCATGCTCTGGTTGGCGACGTTGATTTTTTTCGCGGCGGCAGAATACTTATCCTGCAAGGCGATTATGAAGCTGACTTTATTTGCCATTTCGTGATTTCTCCATTTCCAACCGCCTCAACTCTGCTATTTCAATAGCGCACTTTGAAATCTCGAAAAACTCACAGAGAGGCATCCTTGCTAACTCTGTGTAGCTTATACCGCCTTCATAGAAAGCGGCAACCTTGCAAATTTCTAGCCGGTGTTGTTCTACAGACCATCCATCAGGGATGGTGCGGTAAAATTTGCCAGATATTCCCCAAGCATCCTTTCAAAATCGGCAATATCCATTTTTTCCATAAGGGGTGTTGTCAATTTAACCTCACCGTCAACCAGGGCAACGTCTTTGAACAACGCTTGGGCATACAAGAAAACCTGACTCATATTGCCTTTCGATTGGTACAAAATAGCCATGACTTGAGGGCCGGTTATATCTTCAGCTTCTCCGGGTTCTGGCTTGACTGCATCATCAGAACCACCTCCCAGATCAGATATAGCCGACACAAAAGCCTGCTTGATCGGTGCTATCTTGTCGATCTGCTTAAAGGTTGGTGCAGAAAGAGTGATAAATGCAGCCTTCTGATTTTCCCCTTTAATAGCGTATTCAAACGGTGTTTTTAATTCCACAGTGATCTCACTCATTGCGTTTTACCTTTTACTGTGCTGGGTTACTATTAAATTCAATATCAATATTACCGTCTTGTGATGCGTTTGTTTCTGGGTCTTCAAGAATACATGCCTTTGTGAAAATCTTGGTGACCCCAGAACCATTAGGGCCAATCAATTCAACAACATTGTCATTTTCGCTAACCTTCCATGCGCGTTTGTACGATTCGTTTTCAGCAGTGGATGGCATAGAAAACTTAACCATGCCAAACTTTGTCGCTAAGTCTTTAGAAAATACCTGCTCAGTCTGACCGCCACCCACTACCGCGTTGCGAACCTTGAATTCACCAAAACCATCTTTCCAACTCAAAGAGTCTGCGGTATAGGCTATTTGTTGGTTATTAACCAAAATCGTAAAATCATTTAATTGGTTAGCCATAAGTCATACTCCTTAGTTGATGCTAAAGGCGACTTTGCTGGTAATAGCAAGCTCGCGTAGTTGGGTAACGATAGGATCGGTGCTTTGAATGGTTACTTTGCCGAGCGCCTTATCAATGGAGATAACAAGGTTGTCATTAAAGAAATTTAAAGCATCTTCGCCAGATTCAAACAGTACAAAGTTTGATCCGCTTAAATCTTGATAGAGGCGTTTTGAAAAAGACCGGATAACTAATTCATTAGCCATATCACGACCTTTAATCACATCACCCTCAGTCAATCGAGACTGAGCAAAACGTGCGCGGTAATTATTATAACGGTATTCTCTGGCTTGGGTTGTTGTATCAACATAGCTCAAGAAACCAAACGTGACATCAGGATTTCCAGCGGAATCGTTGAGGTAAGTGGTTACAACTTCACCAGCAATAACAAGGTTAGCCGGAGGGTTGTTACCAATTACAGAAATACCGTTATTTTTTAAATCCTCAATCTCAGAATCATCAAACCCCCGACCTACTTTGATAGGCAGCAAATCAGCAAACGGCATATTGAAAAACGGCTTAGATGCCAACGCTGGGCCACCAAATGAATCAAGAGGGCCATTAGTGGTGATAACCAAATCAGCAACACTCACAGCGCTTGTGTCCAATCGCAATGCCCGAAAGCCTGCAAACTGAGCCGCTTTTACCATTGGAATTTCTACGATAGACGGGCCTTTGTAATTTGTTTCTGATTCAAGTTTGTCACCGAAAATAACTAGACTTTGACTATTTGGAGCCGCGCCAAGAGTTTTTAGATTGGCAACCGAGTCAGCTTTTGCTGTAAACCCAACACCATCTAACACTTTGCCATCTGCATTAAACCGAGGGTCAAGTAAACCAGTAAGCTCAGTCAGAGCATCAGGATAAGGCCACACAATGGCTTGATAGCGATTCTCACCAATAACATCAAACACACCGGTAAGGGTTGGATCAGTAGCACCAGAAGCCATGCCGACTACATCGGTGCTAGTAATACCGGCAACACTACCTCGTACTTCAATTCCGATACTGTTTCCGTATGTGCCAGCATTGATAGCTGTGAATGTTACAACCCCCGACACATTGCTTGCGGTCACGGGAACATCAAGATCAGCGTTAACCGCAGCAACAATAGCAGCCGCAACAGTTGTTTCGTTATTGGTATTGGCTACCGCAACGCTAAACTTATGGTTTTTCTCAGAACCGACAATGACTGTTAGGGTGCCAGCTTCACTAGCAGTGCCGACAACAGTAATTGTGCCAGTGGCAGCAACACCAGCGCCATTATCATCAAGAGCAATAACGTCAATCTGAATTGATTGATTTCGCACCTTATTAGCTCTGATCAGGGTCGCAAGCATCGAATCACGGCCAAATAGCGCATCTTCAGCGCCACCATTTGCGATTGATTGAACCAACGCCCCATTAGTAGCACTACCGGAAGTAGTCATCTGACCAACAAATAAGATTTTTTGCCCGGTATTGGTAACAGCCTGTGAAGCGTTGACGATATTAACTGTAGTTTTTGGTTGTAGGATAGTGGTCATTTAGACTTCCCCTTTTTTGGTTTAGAAGCCTTGACGACCTCAACGCAATTATCGACCAAAGCATCTTTTAAACGCTTCCGCCAAAACTGTTCTAATGGTATGCCGTTACTGTCTACTTGTACAGTGACAACCTGCCCAGAAGTATATCCACTGGCGCTATTAATTAATAATTTCATAACGGTTCATCATCCAAGTCAATTTCAGTGGTGAATGTCTCTGTGCCAAGATCAAGCCCGGTAATTAAACCGATGTCTCTAAAGGCTACCGATTCATTAGGAATAAACACATCGCCACCGCTCATTTGAATCGTCATTTCAAACGTAAACCGGTGAACATAAAACGCCGTGTTGTACGCATCAAATCCATGCTCTAAAAATTGCAGCGGGTTTAGTTTGCCCGTGTTCATCAGGCTATCAAACTTTTCAAGCAATATAGACTGACAAATAGGCTGCAATAGTTCCTCTGCTCTATCCCGTGAATCACGGCCCGCTATTTCATCAGCAGTTGGGAAAAACACATATAAGCTAACAGTCTGGATAATCCGTTGATTAAAGAATTGACCGCGTTGTATGTTGTCGGTTGCGTCTGTGTCAATGTTCTTGTTCTTGCTGGCTGTGCCGTCACCCATAACCACAAACAACCATGCTTGGCTTTGTGGTCGCTCGGTGTAAGCCTCAATGATTCGATCAATTGAGATAGCCGCGCCAATCCTCGGCCCGGTCTTGGCGAGAATGGTGCCGCTTGCAGGCGTAAACAGTGTTGAATCTGTGACCTGAAACACGAAAGAATCAGTTGTAGGCACCGCCGTTACTTCTTGCAGCCCGTTATAACTCTGATATGGATTTGTCCCGTTAAGCACCAATGGAAAGCCAGTGGCGGAAGTTGCTCCGGTGTCGGTCGTTATATAAGTAACTGTTCGGCGATTGGGAACAGTGTTTATTGTAAATGTGCCGTTGAATTCTGCTTCTGTGGCACCCGATACGATTACCGTTGCGCCCGATTCTTCCGTGTAGTCGTGATCAGAGTCAGTGATAATTGTAACTAGAATGCCCACTCTTGAAATAGAGCAAGCAATGGGGGTTTCAGCACCGGTTATATTTACTTGGTTGCCAACAGACAATCCATGATCAGCCGAAGTTGTAACAGTGACCGCAAAGCCTGTTCTGGTCATAGAGTCAACAGAAAAGCTGTCTGTGAAATCATTTACAAACGCCGGAAGCCTTGCCGCTAATACTGAGGCTATATCAAAGGCTCTCATTGATTTCCCTTCTTAATGGCTTGCTCGATATTGTTGATAGTGTTTCTCCTTCCAGCTTTGATGGCGTTCCGCAGTGTTGGCCTGGCTTTCATTTTCCCTGTGCCAAACTCTACAAATTTCGCATAATCGGGAGCAGAAACATTCTCTACACCATAGCCAAATTCTAATTGTTCTTTACCTTTTACGGAAAACCCAAGCGAGCGCCTTAATGATCCGGTCATATTGGCGTGACTCTCACCGGCTATGGAGGCTGTGTGCCTACGCTTTCTCCCGGCTCTATCCTTACGAATATAAACCCGGCCTTGTCTGGGTTTTCTTAAAATTTCGGTGTTGGCGCTTTTCTTGTAATCAATGCCGGTTTTGTACAATGCACTCCTGAGAGCCTTTTTTGTAGCCTTCTCGATATTCTTCACCTTCAAGAAAATGCGATCATTGCCAGCCGCGCTAATAATAGCCATCAGGCTTTGCTCGCTTCTTTGGTGCCTCTATCGTTACAGGTAAGCACAAGAGCTTGATTCGCTTCGCCACAATTCTCAACGTCTAAAATATCAAGCCGCCTTCCGTTGAACAAAATCCAGTCTTCAGAGGTAATGCCCGCGAGATATTCAATGGCGAGCTTATGAGTCACCACTTGATCAATAGACACCCCATCAAATAAAGTTTTCCCCCGAGGCGTGCGTATCAACGCTTTAACGTTGTGCTTCTCGACAAAATTTAAAAGAGGATCGACAGAACCAAAAACAGGCGGAACTAGGTTGCGTGTCTGAATGGAAACAGATTGCCCGCAATGCCTTAGTTGCCGCTGCAATAAGCTCATACCCTATACACCATGTTTCTAGGCCGTAGCAACTCATTGAATCGGTTCGCAACAGTGCTGGGGGTATAATGATCTAAAGCCCCGGAGAGATACGTTATTTGATCCCCAAGACAATTGACTTCTGAGGCTGTGCCGCGCTCATGGTAGCCGGTAGGATCAAAACCTTGATCAATACCTGTAGCGACATACATTTGCTGATTTTTTAACTGAACAGGAATAGCGTCTGAGGAAATGACACAATAAACTTTATCGACAGCATTCACTCTGGGCCATTCCAATACTTGATCACAAGTCAATTGATCTCCCTTATATCGCTGCACCTCTATCCAGTCCATAGACTTGATCAACAGCAATTCCGCATCAATGGTGAGCGTTATGCCTCGCGCTAGTGCGTATGCTGTCAATTCTGCCTCTGAAGCGTAGCTATTCGCGCCATCTACTACCGAACCATCTTCAACAATGATAGTCATCA